ATCTTTTTAAATGTCAGTATTGTGAGGATGTATTTGACTTTGAAGATTTAACTATTGATCATGTTAATCCAAGATCCAATGGTGGTAAGTCGGTCTGGGAGAATTGCGTGACCAGTTGTAAATCATGTAATTATAACAAAGGGTCTAGGTTAATTAAACCCAAGGTTGCTCCATATAAACCCGACTATTATAATTTAGTTAACCAATGGAAACGAATGCCATTTGTTGTTAAACAAGATTCGTGGTATCAATATCTGGGTCGGAATAAACTAAGAGCAGCCTAGAATTCACCGGGCAGGCGTTTTTGACGTTTTTCGGGGTGGGCTTTGAGGTATCGCTGTATGTGATCCTCAACACTACCATTTAATCCTGGTTTAGTAAAATTAATAATAAACCATAAGTCATCGCCGGCACGCGCAGAATACTGTTTCAGTAATGCGTTGCGGTCTGTTGCTGTATAGCTAATGTTACTACCAACTGGGCTAACGATGCCAGTGGCCTGGGCCTGTGGTACGTTATCAATATTTCCACCAACCAATCCGGGTTCGGAGTTTTCACTTAGATCAGACAAACCTGCGAGACGTTTTAATTCCCGTAAATCATTTGTGTCCATAACTGCATCTGCATCACCAGTTTCCCCGGGTAATACAAAATGTTCACTGGTATATCGATATTGTTTCATAGTAGTATTTATATGTTTGGAGCAGTCGGGCAGGCTTTGAACCTTCTTCTCAGCTGGGAAGCTGTGTTTTACCAAGTTAAACTACGACTGCATCGTTTGAAATAAACTAGGCTGATTATTAATTTTGCGTAAAAAATAATTGGCAATTGCGGTATGCGATGTACTATCAAACTCCGTATATGTATGTATGGCTGAGCCTTCACATTCTACGTAGGTGGTTGGTGCTTTTTTATCATGTCTGTTTATAATTAAATCATGATATTTTGCACCAGCATTTTCTACTGTCTGTTGTATAAGGATTTTATTCTTTTGATAATTATAGTTGTTACTTACCCAATCAATATGATCCCACCATTTATCGTAAGGTAAGTGATCACTATGATTGTGTACTCCACACACAAATGTCTTGCTCACAAATTCACGTAACGATATAACAGGCCATAACACACAAACATGTTTTACTGCGTTGCCAAGTGCAAAAATTGCTTGAACACCAGTGCGTACCATCGCATCCGAACTAGATCCGGGTATACCTAAATTTACTACACAGTAGTCTGTTGCATTTTGCATCTTTGTTGCATACATTTCATCAAATTGTACTCCTCTGGCAAACGTGTCACTATCTCCTAATAGTAGTATTAGATTTTTAGTTTTTAGTTCATCCAAGTGAAAATCAAAATTTGCTCTATATCCTAGATTATTAACAGTATATTCTATATTCTCTAACCATATAGAAACATTGTGAGACTCGGGATTACATAATTTCATACCACTTGGTCTCGGGGGAATTGTCCACGTCGCAGGTAATTCGGGTTTCCAATATAGGTTTGGAAATCGGTCTTTACCAAGATAATACTCAATTTGCTCTACAATGGGAAGACTGCGTATGTCCATACAGTATTTAATTAGTAATGCTACAGCAAATTAAAAAGCCCACCAAAGTGGGCTTTTTGTGCTATAAACATTTAGTTAGATTTTTTTAATACTTTCGTACTCGGCTGCTAATTTAGATTCCAATGCTGATACTGCTATCAGAGTTTTTTGTGCTCTAGTAGGAGGTGTTGCCGGAGTTGATAGCGCATTGTCACCGTTGTTGTTAGTTGCCCGATCTGGATGCATCGCTTTTTCACCAGGATCACCTTCGCCTGGACCCATCGTGCTTTGCCTCATTGTCTGGTACTCTGGTTTTGGTCCATTGACTGGTTCCGTAGCCGGCACATCAAATTCAGCTTCGTCCATCTCGGCATCATACTGTCCACCTAATATCATTGGTGATTGTTCGTTGGATAATTCTTCTATATCATCTTGCGGAACCATTGACATTTCGCCATCTATATTATCAAATTCAATTTCTGGACGGGCTTGCAATTCTTGCGCTTTTTCTCCGCCACCCAATCCAGCGATGCGTAGCATTTGCAATAGGTCTTCGGCTTGTTTGCCATCGGCATTTACGCTGATAGTTTTCTTACCATCACGACTATTGTATGTTGTGCTAATAGATAGATTGTCCTGCTCACTTTGCATATCCTGCATCGTGATACCAATTGGTGGCATGTCGCCACAATCTTCCGACAATCCAGCCAATCTAGCAAGTTCATTTAATTCACGATCCATGGATGGTGCGTTAAAATCGTGTGGTAGTCTAGTGGCCGCCGGAGTTATTGCACGTGCCGGAGCAATTTCAAGTGCTGTAAACGGCTGGTCTTTTTTATGGGCACCTTTGATATCCATACAATCTTTTAGTAGCTCTGAACAATGTCCTGATTCTTTAAAGTTTGCGATATCGGTACTTAGTTCAGCCAGCATCTCATCAACTGTTTGATGTTTTTCTTTAAGGAGTTCAAGAAGATTTACACCTTCGGTCAATCTACGGGCAACTTGATCCACGGACTCGTCCATTTTGTGTACTTTGCCTTTGACTTGATTTTTTGGTGCAGAACCACCAAGTATTGAACTTAGTGCAGAGTGATCATATTTGCGGCCGGTAGTCTGTTGATTTTTTCCAGTTCCGGTGGGACGACCTTTTTTTCCAGTTTTAGAATTTGAGACTTTGGGAACCTTTTGTTTAGGTTTATCATCATCATCATCCGGCTCGCCTTGGTATTCAGTTCCGTATGTGCCTTTATGTGTAGTTACATCACCTTCATCGGCCATGCTCTGACTCTCATCATATTTGTCATAGCGGTTGCGAATGTTGCTCATGGTCTTGGCACCGGCGTGCTCACGTCCAGCTTTTTGCAAAGCCTTCATGCCCGCATCGCCATATTTCTTTTTGCCGATGGCTGCTTGGAATGCTGATTCTTCCATGCTGTTGCACTCACATGGAGAACAATCACATTCCGGGCAGTGCCCTTCTGTCATACCTTGCTGCTTTGGAATCCCTATCGTAAACTGCCCTTGCATAGGTTGTGTGAACATCCAACCTTTTGCTCTGAATTGGTTCATATACGGACCCACGGCAGCACTAATATTTGCTACACTGGCGCCTGGTCCTGTTTGCCCGGTCCCATAACCTCGTGTGTTATTGGTCACGCTTGGATTTACTACTATCTGATAAGTTCCAGGGGTATCTCCACGATTGATGTCGGACTTAGCAGCGGTCATTTTTTCAATTGCAGCAGTGATCTGTTGAGCCATGTTGTATGTTGCCGGGTCATCATATTCGGCACCGGCGTTTGGCATGGCCTCTGCCACACCTTGCTGGGATTTTTCCATGCTGTTGCACTCACATGGAGAACAATCACATTGTGGGCAGTGCCCTTCCGCCACACCCGGGTTGATCGATTCGTTATCTATATTAGTACTATTCATCCTCTTAAGTTCATTAGTTGTGGGATCAACGCGATACTTAATATAGTCAGTTTCCAATCCGTTATTACCTTTTACACTAAAGATATTTTTTCTACGGTTAAATGTTATACGTAATTTATCTTTATCATATAACGGTGCATAAGTTTTATGTAGCTGTTTTGCATATTGTTTATTAGTTAGCCGTTTATTTGCTTGTGTTGGTTTTGCTTGTGTTGGTTTTGCCCGCGGTTGAAATTTAGTATTTGCATAATCAGGATAATGGACACCATCCTCATCTGGATCAGCATATGTAAGATCTTTAACTGGTGTTGGTCCAGTTGACTGTGAGGCTGGATCCCAAAACAATTGTTTTGATGTTTTACCACCTTCCGTCATATCCGGCTTGCATTGACATTTACTTTCTAACATGCCACACTCATTGCATTTTTCGCATCGGCATGGCGAGCAATCGCAATCAGAACAGTGATCTTTTTCTAACTTACTTTCGTCTCCTTCCATGGCGAACTGTTTTGCTAAACGAGCTTGTACGGTATCAACACCGGAAAGGATACTACCACGAGCCTCAACACTTTCGTAAATCTGTTTCGCAATTTCTTTACTGGTTTTAATTTCAGGCTTGGGTTGTAGTGCTGCCAATCTATCTAAGATCGTATATAGGTTGTCATCATGGTGGCTCATTTGTTCTTTCCTTTAACTGGGCTTGATATTTTATTTTGCTTGGACATTGGGCTCGTAGTACCCATCGGTACAGTATTGGTATCCTTGCCGGCTTCTTTGCTATCTTGTGCAAATTTAAATTTACGACTTTCTAATTCTTTTAACAAACTGCCGATTCTGCTTTGACCTGCTAGTGCTTGTGAGTCTGGCTCATCTTTTAATTCGGTTTCGTCTAATAGGGCGCCGCTATGGTCTTTGCCACGGGCTTCTGCTTCGTCTGTATAATCGGCTTCGTTTAGATTGCGTACACTGATACAATCTACATTAATTTGGGCACGTTCTTTAATCGTTTGACGCATGGCAATAGCGGTAGTGGGATATGCTACCTTGATATCAAATTGCCAACACTCGCAGGGTCCACCCCATTGTGGGAATTCGCGATGTTCTTGTATTGGCAAGCTCTTTACAGCACTGACACTTTCAAGTTGAAATGCTTCAAGAGCGTTTTTAATTCGCTCCATGACTTCGCCTTTGGGGTTTATTCCGGCCAGTTTGATGCGGAATTCGCTTGGTTTGCTCAGTTCAAAAATGTAAGTCTGGAATGGTTTCATCATTATAATCCTATATTCTATATTTAGTCTAATCGGCTCATTTGCTCTGCTTGCCAAGTATCTGTTTTAACAAATCGTTGCGATCAAACACAATCCCTTCTCCCGGTATAGACTGATCGACTGCTGATCCAGCATCTTTTCTAATTTGGTAATCTAATTTGGCCTTGGCCAATTGCAATTGTACCATTTTTAGTTTTTTATCCAGTTTGGCTGTTTTAGCTGTGATAGCATGACCCAGCATTATACCGGCTGTTTGTAATATAACACCACTAAAACGGGGCTCCACATTGAGACCTAGGTCCATTAGATCTTCTGCTTTGCTCTGTGCCAATTTGGCCAGCTCATCAAGCTCGTCATCACCTGTGTCCAAGTCTTTTACTCGGGGTAATGCAGCATCAATCTTGTCCATTGCAGCATTGACTTCGCTGATAATATCTTTATTTTCATTGACGAATGATGTAGCTTCGGACACGGTGGGATCTATAGGATCATCCGTTGGCGGGAGATTAAAGAGTGATTCCAATTTTTTAGTCATACCGTATTTATTTGCTACGGCCCTGGTGGAAAATCATATCTTCGGTCACCACCCTGAACGTCATTCCGTTGGCTGCACACCATTGTTTGGCCGCGGCCCATTTTGCCATATTTAGAATCGCTGCTGCTTGGTCTCGTATATTCTTGGCACCTTCTAGTGTGGTTTCTTTTTTGGGTTTCACTTCGATAATTTCTGCATGGCTACCACCATGTGCATCATTATATACTATAAGGAAATCCGGCACATATATCGTATTTTTACCACTCAGTGGATTGCGATAGTTAATATGCACAGCTTCGCTTGCCCATTGTAATATACTGGGATTATTGTCGCAGAATTGCATAAAAACAAATTCCCACGAAGAACGATAAGTTGGCGTTTTATTACCTACATATTTTTTTGGAAATTGTGGTTGGAATTTGCCCTGTGCATATTTGGCCATAGTTAAGCCAATATAGTTCTTGCCACAAAAGGATTGGTTTTAACTGCCTCACGAATTCCAATGACACTGGTTGGTGCTCGATTAACATTTAAAAATGCTATAAGATATTGACTTAGTTGTCCCTTGGGTAGTGCTTGAAATTGCGATAGTATTGCCAACGGATCTAAATTTTGTGACATTGCTGTATACAATACCGCTGATGCTAAATTTTTTGCTGTGGCTTTATTATCAGCATACTGTTCAAAAAATGATATAATTGCGCTATCAGCATTTGATGATACATTAAACGGTATTGAATAAAAGTTATTAAAATATTTTCGTGCGTCGGCTTTGGAGAACTCATGCGATATATTTGGTCCAGTTGTATTAGTTGCTGTTGTGATTTGATTATTCATATATTAGGATCCTCCGTACTACCCATATAGGTTATCTGGCAATGTGTCCAAATATTCAAAATCGACCGGGACGCCGATGCCTTCAATATTTGGTGGGCCAAAGGATCCCGGCAATGGTATAGTGTTCCCCGGGCTATAATATCCAACACCAAATGTTGATTGTAAACCTATACTAAGATTCTCGGCGGCAAAATTATTAAAACTATCACTAAACGGTTTCACTAAATTATCTACTAGAAACTTACCAACGACCGGTGCCACTGTGTCTGCTACATATTGATTAATATAATTTATTGTTTTACCCACTGCAAATTGAATTGCCATATTTGTCACCGTGGATATTACTGCCTTGGGATTAGCAACCGCAGCAGCAGCCAACGCAGTAATCTGTGTTCCATTTGGACCAAGACTGTTGTTCACACTGCCAATAATTCCGTTAGTCAGTGTGGTGGCCGCAGATCCTACTATGTTGATACCTGCTGCCCTTAATTGTTGACTTAACACCGCAGAAGTTGTCAAACCCTGCGTTAAACTACCCAGACTTGGAATATTCATTCCACCGCTGTTGGTCGGTGTCCTTGCTGCCAGACCTGTCATGTTGGCCAATGCTGAGCTGGTATAATTACCGGGATTGGCTGGTGCGATTGGTTGGAATCCCGGAGATCGAAAACTAACTGCTGTATATCTATTTGCCAAATCTGTTATATTTTCATCATCTTGTCCAATCTTCTTGCCCGCAGAATTTGGACTTGGTGTACGGTCATAATTTAGATCAATAAAACCACCCACAGTATTTTCTGTCACAGATCCGGTAAAATATTTTACTGTTTCAAATTGTACTGCCATTTCATGTTGCAGCAATCCTGTAGTTTCTGCGGCACTATGATCACCATGTCTAAAACTGGTGATAATTGGATTAACCAATTGGTATTCACTAAATTGCTGTTGATATAAACTATAAATTCTAATAGATTGCAGATACTGATATGGTTGGAAACTATTTGTTCCGCTATATCCATATAATGGGCGGGGACTATATCCCCATTCAAATGTGGGTCTTGATTGATATTTGTGTTGAGCTGAATATGTAGCATCATTATAATCAGGATCACGATAAAAATAACTATAGTAGTCATACCAAAAACTTCTGACCGTATCCGCTTGATCATCGTGAAACACTATGTTTACCGGATCATATTTAATTTTATGTTGACTAATATTCACACGGTTATAGGCATTATGTAATTTAGTGTCCACCGTAAACTTTGGTAGACTCACACTCTTAACAATCATACCCATTTCTTGGGCAAAGTTTTGTTTATTATTATTTGGTATTAAATTTGTAATAGCCGGATTTAAATCAAATTCGACGTAATATAAAAATCCAAACTTTGGGCTCAGCCTAAAATTATTATTTGTAAAAATCTTAGCGGCGTGTTTATAATCTTTAATTACTGTTTGTGCCATACTAATATTTATGCCATAAAAAACCCGGCTTCTAAGCCGGGTTTGTTTTATATATAATTTAAATTAGTTAACTGACGAACCGGGTGTTAGTGTTACAACACTGGTGCCAACTCCGCCGCCAACTGTTTGGATAGCATTGTCAAATTTGATGTTACATGCAATCATTACAACCTCGCTACTGTTATATGCCATATCGCCATAATCAACCGAGCTCAGGAAGCAACCATCTAAATCCCACGATTCAAGAATATTAGGAATTGAGGCGCCGTTTCCTCCATCTAGTATGTCAAATGTCAGTTGGAACTTATAGTCAATACCACTTGGTGCACTTGATTGCTCAAGGAAGTCAAATTGCTTTTGAATCTGTTGACCCACCAATTTGCTTACTTGACCAGTTGCGTCATCGCGGAAGTTGACCGTAGTTTCTTGCCATTCTGGTTTACCTTGCAGGTAAACCTTGCTATTGTAAACTTCAATAGTAATTGGATTAAAGTTTACATTGGGACGCTTAATGTCCGCTACTTGCTTGGTTAATTCAGTGGTGGTGTTATCCACACCAAAGTTGAAAAATGTCGCACGAAAGCGATATTTTAGTTTTGGCATCAACAAACCCTGCGAACCGGGCTGTGCTGCAACTGGTACTGTAAAATTACTTAATGATGCTACGGCCATATTGTTCTCCTATTACTATTATTTATCTACTATTGTGTTGTCGTTAAACCCCGTCTAGCCTCTTGTTAGACCCAGGCCAGCCACTGTACCAGGATTATATAATGCAATTGGAATGAAGATAAATTCAACATCTTTCATTGGCTCAATTGCTACATCTACATACAGCTGATTATTTGCTATAATGCTTGGTGTATTGTTGCTGGTATCGCATATTACCAGGAAGTCATATAACCCACGCTTGCTCAATACATCATGCAATGCACTTTCAATTCGAGTGGCTAAAGTCCTTCTTGTAATTGTATCATTTGGTTCAAACAAGAAACTATTGGCCACTGACTTGAAAATTGTTCTTAAATAATTTTCTAAGCGAACAACGTTAATTTTGTTTCTCGATGTTGTATTACCGGACTTGGTTTCTTGTCCCCACACAACCAAACCAGTTCCCGGTAATTGCGTAATTGGATTAATGTTTAAGAGATACAATTTATCGCGCAGACCTTGATTAATACCATTATGGATAAACGATCCGGTTGTGACATCAACATACCCAATATCGGACAAATTGGAAACTAAACCACGAGTGGATCCAGCAGGTGCAAACCAAGGTTGACTTATATTATCACTATACAAGAAGGTTCTAAGTGCTGCATGACTTGCAGGAACTGCAACACTATTACCAGCTAAATCATTTGTTAATCCAGCTGGATAATATACAGCAAGATACGGACTGGCTGTTGCTAAACCATCACCATTTGTATTTGAATTCCATGCTGTGATTGCTATGATATTTGGAGCCAATGTCATTGGTGTGTCACCAATAACAAATCCAGTATTGGTACGTTCATCATTTAATGCAACTAAGTTATCAATTAATTCTGGATATCCTGGAGCAACCAATAAATTAAAGTTGTAGTTATCTTCACTCACCTCTACATTACTATCTACTGCACTTTGCAATGCCGCAACAATTAAACTTCTTTGTGCTGCAGAACCAGCCTTCATTACGCCATTTGTATCTAACCCACTGACACTAACCCATGCACCAGCAGTTGATGGCAGCGAGCCTGATGCGTTTGGTACCGCAGGTAATGTTGGGAAACTTGTGGCATTGAAATAATCTGCTACGTATTTCTTAATGTTATATCCACTACGACGTGTGTTAAACAATAATGTGCCACGTGGATATAAACGATAATCCAGAGCATCCTGATCAATAAAGTTACTTGACAACAGTGTTACAATACTTGGAAAGGTATCGGTAATAACATCAGATGTTCCGGTACTATCCCAACGTGCATCAGCAAAAATAATACCATTGGATGTTATATGGTCAGTAGTATCAATTTCTAACCACGCTGTACCGGTATAACGATATAAACTTGGATAATTTATTAGATCGCCACTGTCCAACCATAAGTCACCGGCTACTAACACCGTTGCATCGCTTTGGCTTGTTGGTTGGCTGGCACTAACAATAACACCAGCTGGATCAGTTGCTGTTAAATCGTATCCACGCGCATCAGAAGTTACACCATTTCTATAGCCTTTCCATCCAGTATTATTGATCATAATATCAATATCAGCAGGATTGCTATAATACCACAATGTATCAGTGGCCGGTGCGCTGTATGGGGCAGATAACGAATATTCTATGCTTGATGTAATTAAATTAAAATTTGAAATTACAACAACCGCACCAGATAGAGTAAAATTGCTACCTTGACCACTAACAAATCCCGCTGTTGTAAGTGGTGTTCCGGTTACATTTGTTAATTGGATTAAACCACCAGTTGTATGTGTAATAGTAATGGTACCATTACTATTAAGGCTTGCAGTGACATATGGGGTATTAGACGCTAAAATATCTGATACAAAAGATGTTGCTGTGGTTCCAGTCAGAGTAATAGCATCATAAGTTACTAGTGCAGTATTTGTTGCTCCCGGAAGAGTAGCTGCAATAGTAAAACTATTACCCACTGTAAATACGCCCGGCGTGCCGCCAGTACCTGCTGATACAATTTCGCCGGTGAGTAATGTGCTTTGTTCTGAAAAACGCAATGTATTTCCAGTACCATCCGTTACACCAATTTGTGAAATTACTGTACCATTGGAAACATTAACACCGCCACCAATTGGATCAATGCCATTAATTGCATCGCTATAGAAACTATACAATGTTGCCGAAACTGGGACGAACTTATCTTCTGCCTGGCTATACTTTTTAAGTGATGGACTATAACCCACTCCAGTTGACGTTGTTTTGACCCAAACACTACCTGTTGGGCGAGGCTGTGTATCTGTGCTCAAAAAGCCACCAGTGGGTTGTTGTGCGTAGTTACCATTGAAAAAGATTGGGCAATAATAAGTACCTGCGGTAATATTCAGTTTAACAAGAGGAGTATTTGTAGCATCCGATTCGGCTATTGTTAATCCACCGTTTACTGTTGAGCCGTTACTCATAGATGCACTAGTGACAAAGAATGTTAACAGACCTCCAACCACCGAGGTTGTAACTCCGGTAATTGCCGCAGCATTAATTGCCGCCGACAATGCAGCCACAGTAGCAGTATTAAAGGTCACTGTGGTTCCATTAATGCTGACAGTGCTTGCACCTGAAGTTAAGGTTAAGGCAGGGCTGGCCACGCTTGCTTGAAGTGTAGGTAATGCACGTTGCCAGGCTGTTGATCCTACTTGTAACCAGGTGTTGTTTAGGTTACCAGACACAATAGTGGCTTTGTAGAATAAACGAATAGCATTTGCCGGCGTACCTGAAGTATTAACGAATACATACGCGAAAAAGCCCGGTTGTCCAACAGACGATAATGGGGTTGGTACATTAAAACTTGTAGCACTTCCCAACGCATCAACGTTGTTGTTATATACTTGACTTGCATCTGTAATTAGTATGGGTGTTTGATGCTCAAATATGTCCGGAGTTGGTGTGGTGTTCAATGCATAGATACCAAATTCTGTATTGGCTAGATCTAACCAATATGTGTCATCTGCTACGTTGCCTGCTGGGCGCACACTGGTCCCAACTAGTTGGTTAAGATCAACATCTGCACGAATTGCATATAACTGATTACCTAGACCTAATGCGCTATAAGCGGTTAATAAACCATATTCGTTTAACTCTCCAGCGTTAATAACTGTACCTGCTGAACTGAGCTGGAATGTTGGCGTGCCCATAGCAGTTACTAACTCCCGCTGACTTGTGAATGATTGTAACTTACCAGCATTTGCTTTAGTTGTACCCGATGCCAATGCATTGTTGTACGTTTTATCTTGTGCTGTTGCCAGTAATAATAGGGGAACAGATCCTACGTTACTGTTAACGTATTGACTCTGATCGTTTATGGAAATTTGAATTCCTGGGGATACTAGTGCCATGGTGTTTTTCCTTTATAATACATGTTAAAGTTATTTATTATAAAGGATTAAAATATGGGTAGTTGTAGGTGCCTTGGCAAAGGTTTGAGTAAATACTGTATGCTAAAACGCGATCTATGCCCTATATGCCGCAATAACCCCGTGGCCATTAACTATATTTGTGAAGATGTGTATCATTATCGTAATAGTTGTACAGCATGTATTCGGCGCGGGAAGAAACTTCCAAAATTGCCGCCACTGTGGGCCAAGTCCGGCTATAAGAAAAAAGATAGATGTGAGCTATGTAACTTTAAAGCTAAATCATTGAAACAGATGTTTGTGTATCATGTTGATGGAAATTTAAAGAATGTAAACTCGTTTAATTTAAAAACAGTATGTGCCAACTGTCAAATTGAACTTATTGATTTAAAGTTACCGTGGAAATCTGCGACTATTGTACCAGATTTTTAACGTTGGCATACAGGTCATTAATTGACCCATTATTATCAAACTCTGCATCAAATTTAGTACCAATCCAGGCCCATTCACTGGCATGGGTATTGGGATACTTTTGAGCCATGGTTTCGTCATGGTCATAAAGTATATATTGCTCATCTTCATGTGTGGTA